GCGGCGGCGGGCTGACTGCTGTCGGGGAAGGTGTTGCCGAGGCATCTGATGCGATGGCAAACGGCTCTGCCGCTGCCCAGGCTTTGACCGGCTGGTTGGCGGCAAGAAAGGATAAATGATGAGTGCGGTAATACGCTACACCACCCAAGACGGCGACCGCTGGGATTTGATTGCGCACAAGCATTACGGCAATGCGCTGTTGATTGACGGCCTGATTGCGGCCAATCCTCACTTGCCGTTGGCGGAGGAGTTTACGGGCGGCCTAACGGTCTTTGTCCCTGTCCTCGAAACTAAGCCGAAAAACAACCAAGAGGAGCTACCGTGGTGGATGCGTTAGGTGCGTTTTTAAAATCAAAAGGCCTTGACGGCGGAGGCAGCACTCATCCGGTTACCATGCCCGATTTTGTCCTGTCTTACGAAGACAAGGATATAACGGCAGATGTCGCGCCTTATCTGATTTCGTTTAGCTATACCGATTATCTTGAGGGGCAGTCGGACGAATTGCAGGTTGAGTTTGAGGATGCGGACGGACGCTGGCTGCGTCATTGGTATCCCGAACAGGGTGATGCTTTGTCTTTGAGCCTGGGCGACCAATTTACCGGGCTGTTGTCTTTTGGCAAATTTGAGATTGCCGAGATTGAGTACAACCATCCGCCGTCGACGGTCAGCCTGAAGGCCCTATCGACCGGGATTACCAAGTCTAGCCGCACTTTGCGCGGTAAGGCGTATGAAAACACGACTCTGGCCGCCATTGTCCGTCAGGTGGCAGGCCGTTTGAAGCTGGAGGTAACGGGTACGGTCAAAAACATCCCCATCAAACGTGTTACGCAGTACCAAGAGCGCGACATCGAGTTTTTGGCACGTTTGGCGCAGGAGTACGGCCACAGCTTTAAAATCGTCGGCAACAAACTGGTATTTGCCGATAATACCGAACTAAAACAGCGTCCTGCCGTTGCCGTATTGCTGCCCGAGGACATCATCCGTATCCGCCTGCGCGATTTGATTAAGGGGGTTCCGTCTAAAGTAGATGTCAAAGGCTACGACCCTAAATCCAAACAGACCGTGTCGGCGAGCCGCAGCAGCAAATCAAGACGCGGCAAAGCCAAACACGGCAGTACGGGCGATACATTACGTATCGTGCCTAATAAGGGGGAGAGTACCGCCCAATTAAATGCCAGGGCAGATGCCAAATTGGCAGATGCGCAGGACGACCAATGTGCGGGTACCGTTACACTGGTTGGCAATGCGCTGTTGGTGGCAGGTCAAATGGTACGGCTTAAAGGATTTGGCAAGTTCTCAGGTAAATATCTGGTCAAGCAATCAAGACATGATTTCACGCGCCACGGCGGATGGACGACCGAATTGGAGATCAAAATGACGGAGTATGTCGCAGACGAGGAGGAAAACAATGAACACTCATGATTTTACGGCAACGATGCAATTTGGCATTGTATCGGCGATTGATGCGGCGGCGCACAGCTTGCGGGTAAAAATTCCCGTACTCGACGACATGGTAACCGACTGGCTACCTATGGCGACCCCTGCGGCGGGCGGTAACCGGTTTTACAGCCTCCCCGATGTGGGCGAACTGGTTGTCTGCCTGCTGGATGTGCGGGGTGAGACCGGCTGCGTTATCGGCGCGATTTACAATGCCTCAGATAAGCCACCGGTATCCGACCAAAACAAATGGGTCAAACGGTTTACCAATGGCACGGTCATCTCACATGACCGCAGTAGCGGCGAAGTAGTCGTTGAGACGCCGGGTAAAGTCCGAATAAAAGCGGCGAAAAAAGTAGACATCCAATCACCGGAGACAGAAATCACGGGCAATGCGACGGTAAAAGGGCTGTTGACTTATACCGCAGGTTTGACGGCCAGTAATGCCGGCGGAGGTGAGGCGGCGAATATTAAGGGTAAAGTCATCATTGAAGGCGAACTTATCGTCAACGGCATCAATATCGGCAAGCACATCCATGACGGCGATTCAGGCGGACAAACCGGCGAGCCGAAAAATCATTAAACCGCATTAAAAGGCGTTTCAGACGGCCTTCTCTACAATCCCTGTATCTATAAGCGATACAGGGATTTTTTGATGTTTTACGCCGCGCCCATCTCAAAACACTGGCAGCTCGCACCTGAAGGTTCGGGCGTGGTTCAGGGTGCGGACGACATCGACCAATGTATCCGCAATATCCTGTCCACCCGCAAAGGCGCGGACGTTACCCGTCCTGATTTCGGCTCCGACCATTACAAATGGCTGGACACCCCCGAAGATGTGTTTGTCCCCAATATCGTGCGTTCGACCATGTTGGCAATACAGACGTGGGAGAAGCGGGTGGTGGTCGAAGACATTATTTTCGGCGGCGCTGCGCCGCATCTGACGATGACGGTTTACTGGCGCGTCTCAGATGAGGTTGCGGGCGAGATTTATACGACAGACATTATCTTGGAGCAGGCAGTATGGATTTGAGCAAACTTAAGCGGGAAGAGGTTAAGGTGGTTCCAGACGATCTCGCTGAAGTGCTGGCACAAACCATTGCCGACTATGAGAACCGCAGTGGTAAAACTCTGCAACCCGCCCACATCGAGCGGCTGCTCATCAATACCTACGCTTATCGCGAGACTTTGGCGAGAAAAGCATTCAATGAAGCTTATCGCCAACAGCACCCGCGTTTTGCAACGGGGTTGATGCTGGATTTGTGCGGCGATGACGTCAACACCCCGCGGCTTGAGGCCTCTGCCGCCCGATGCACCATCCGTTTTACGTTGGTTGCCGCCAAAGCGGAGCCTGTTTTGATTGTACAAGGCACTCAAGTGGCCGCCGGGGCGACCGTGTTTCGGACGGTTGTATCCGGCACGCTCTCGCCGTCGAGCCGTACTTTGGATTTGGAGGCTATCTGCCTCCAAACCGGCGTGTCCGGTAATGGTTTTGCCGCAGGGCAGGTTAATACGCTTATCAATCCGATTGACGGCGTTACAGCCGTCAACACTACTGTGCCGACGGGCGGCGCGGCGGAAGAATCTGATGAGGCATACCGCCAACGCATCCTGCTTGCCCCCGAAAGCTTTAGCGTTGCAGGCCCTGTCGGGGCTTATGAGTATTTTGCCCGCCGTGTCAGCCCTGCTATTTGCGACGTACATGTGGGCAATTTAACGGGGTCGGACGGCCTCCCGATAGGGGGGCAAGTAAGGGTAACGCTATTAACCAAAAACGGGTTGCCGTCTTCGGAGTTGGTGAGCGAGGTGCAAAGGTTTTTGTCCGGAGAACGCGTCCGTCCGCTTTGCGACACGGTAACCGTAACTGCTCCGACAGCAATCGACTATACGCTGGACGCAGAGCTGGTTTTGTATACCGGGGTTAATGCTGCCGAGGTTTTGGCGGCAGCAAAACAAGCATGGGCGGAGTATGAAGTAACGCGAAGCGAAAAATTGGGCATGGATATTGTGCCTTTAGACATCCAAACAGTTTTAAAAGTCGCTGGCGTTTATAACGTAGTCCTTAAAAAACCGACCCTAACCGTCGTCAAGCCCGACCAATGGGCAAGATGTACGTCCGTCAATATCCGGGCATCGTCCGAAACGGCAGAGGGGTAGCAACAATGGCAACACTGAGTTATGCCTCCGTTATCGAGCGCGACCAACGTTATCGGATGTTGGCCGATTTGGGCTTGAGGATGAGCGACATTGACGCGGTCAAGCTGATGCCGCGTTTGACTGAGCTGGTCGCGCCCGAACATTTGGAACTGTTGGCGGAGAGTCGAAGCATATTGGGCGAGGACGGCTATTGGCTTGCCGAGAGCGATGAAACCCGCCGCAAACTCATCAAGGGTGCCTACCAGCTCCACAGGTACAAAGGCACACCCTGGGCAATACGCGAGATTGTGCGCCGTCTCGGGTTCGGCGAGGTCGAGATCGTCGAGGGCTTAAGCAATAAGCTGCACAACGGCGAAATCCACCGTGACGGTAGTTATACACACGGTCGTACAGACCGTTGGGCGCATTACCGCATCATTATGACCAATACCATTACCAACGATCAGGCAGCCTTGCTTAGGCGCACATTGCGGGCGTTTGCACCTGCCCGATGTGTTTTGGCGGCATTGGATTACCAACACGTCTCCTTGAGGCACAACGGACAAGCATTAAGGGACGGCACGTTTAATCGAGGGACAGCATAGATGGCAAATTTAAGCGAGATAAGCCGCTGGGAGGCGGGCATTTACCAATGGGAGACCTCCGACCCTGTGCAGGGCGGCCCTAACGGTATCGACAACCGCCCGACACGGGAGCTGGCAAACCGTACACGCTGGCTTTATGACGAGCTGGGCAGGGTAAAAGCCCGCATGGACGACCCCAATTTTTACAAAAGCATCACCGTATCCGACAGCAAGGCATTGTTTGATGCCGGTAATTATCTTCACATCGGCGCTGATGCCGCTGGCGGCTACATCCGCAATAAAAAGACAAACAAGGGCATACAGCTTAAGAATGATGGCACGCTCCAGTACGACGGGTCAGACATTATTACCGCCCTCAAAGTAAGCCACAACCCTGATGACTACACGGTTGCAACCGTCCCGTCATCGTTTGCGCTCAATAAGGCGTTTGACAACTCAATCAAGCGCGGAGGCGCAATCGGGCTGGGCGGCACGGCGCATCAGATTGCTATTGGCTGGGATACGCCCGGACTGGTCGCCAAAGTAGACACCCAAACCTTTAACGTCGGCGTCCCGACAGGTGCAATCGCCTATTTTGCCCATACCACCGTCCCCTTTGGCTGGCTAAAAGCAAACGGCGCGGCAGTGTCGCGCACCGTCTATGCCAACTTATTCGCCCTCATCGGCACCACTTATGGCGCAGGCGACGGACGAACTACCTTTAATCTCCCGGATTTGCGCGGTGAATTTATCAGGAGTTGGGATGACGGGCGAACTGTCGACAACGGACGTGTCATAGGCTCATGGCAGGCAGATGAATTCCGAAGTCACAGCCACGGCATCGGTGTCAAAAGCATGTCCGACACCGACAGGGGTAGCAATACGTCAACCGTATCGATTGACACTGTCGGCCAAACCGACCCGGCTGGCGGCATTGAAACCCGCCCTAGAAATATCGCCCTGCTGGCATGCATCAAGGCATAAGCTGCCTTAAACCGTTTAGAAAGGTAAAAAAAATGACCCAAAACATCCAATGGACAAAACCCGTCTGTCAACTTGATGACGAAAATCTTTATATCGGACAGGTGGCTGCCGATCTCGACATTATGGCGCGCGACGGCAGCTATATCATCCCGGGCGGCTGCATCAATACCACCCCGCCTGAAATCCCTGCCAATAATGTCGCCCGCTGGACGGGCGATAAGTGGGAGTTCGTCGAAGACCATCGCGGCAAGGTTGCGTATAAGAAAGACGACGGCGAGGAGATGCTCGTACTCAAAGTCGGCGCGCTGCCGGACACCCTAACCCTGCTGCCGCCACCGTCGCCATACTGCGACTGGGATGGCGATAAATGGGTTGAGAACCCAGCCAAAAAAGCGGAGGCGGAGCAACGCTATCTCAATCTTGTCAAGACGATGGCTCTTAACGACATCGCCAATGCGGCTCAAGACATCGTTGCCGAAAAGTCAGGTATGGACAAGCTGCCCGCCTTTGAGGTGGGTACTTGGCCGCTGCAGGCGGCTGAGGCTCACGCATGGCAGGCGGATAACAATGTCAAAACGCCGCTACTCGACCAAATTGCCGCGTCGCGCGGCATCGACCCGGTCGAACTCAAGGCTGCCGCCCTGCGCAAAACCCTTGCATATGAGGCATTGTGTGCAACCGTTGCAGGGCAACGGCAGGCGATGGAAAAGCAAATAGAAATGGCCGAAACCGTCGAAGCGGTCCGTGCGGTAAGTCCTAGATTTAAGGTCGTGATATGAAAGCATATTTTAAAAATATCGCCATCGCCGCCGATCAGCTTGCCAACGCCATGATTGCGGGCAGTCCGGACGAAACCGTCAGCAGCCGTGTCTATCGAGGTGCAGTGTTGGCGGCACAGCCGACCCGCGTTGCCCGAATGGCGTATCGCGTAATAAATACACTGTTTTTTTGGCAGGACGACCATTGCCGTGCGGCCTACCTGCGCGAAAAGCAACGCGCGCATTTGCCGGATGGGTTGAAATGACTGCCCGCGTTGATTTTGCAGTGAAGCGCGGCACAACTATGCCGATAACCTTCGTTATTGTGGATCGGAAAGGTTATGTACATCCATCTCTTAAACATTTGGATTCGGCGACATTGGTCATTACACCAACCAGCGGGGATGCAGTCAAAGTTCCATTGACCGTCAAGCCCAATACAATCAATTCAGACGGCGGCGTCGGCACGGTTTTAACAGCCGAGCAGACGGCGGCTTGGACATGGCGTTGGGCGCGATATGAAGTTCAGGTTGAAGTTAAGGGCATCCGCTCTGTGGTTTATGAGGGGAATTTAACCCTTGAGAATAATTTAGGAGCTTAAGAATGGCCGAAATCAAAGGCGGTATTACCGTCACCGGCGACAGTGTCGATACGATGCCCGTCATCTTGGATGGTAGGCAAAGCCTTTATGAAGAGGCAATTGAGAAAGGCACCATCTCAAGGGATACCTCTTATGAGGAATTCTTGGAGCGTTTGGCAGTCAAGCCTTCGGAGCTTAGTCAGGCAGTTAAAGATGCAGTAGAAAAGCAGTTAGACAAAGCAGTCAAGGTTGCTGTTGATGCTAACTTGGAAACTGCGGTCAATACCGCCGTGGATACGGCGGTAGATAAGGCTGTCGCTGCAGCAGTCTCTGCTGCTATTGCCAAAATTGAAGCAAATCGAGCAAGTAACCCAGCACCGACGCAACCGGCAACAGGTGACACTGGTGCCAACACGGCGGCAACGCCCAATCCTGCCCCAACACAACCGGCAACTGGCGGCACGGGTAACAACGCAGCAGCAACGCCCACTCCTGCCCCAACACAACCGGCAACAGGCGGCACGGGTAACAACGCAGCAGCAACGCCCACTCCTGCTCCAACACAACCGGCAACGGGCGGCACGGGTAACAACGCGGCAGCAACGGACAATAGCGGGGTTAGTGATGAGGCACTGGCAGATATTTTGAAGGATTTGGGTAGTTAAAAATGGCTAAAGAATTGAATAATTTGGAAAAGGCGTTATCGGCGATTGCCAAAAATACGAAGATTGCAAAGGATAATGCGGCTGAGGCGAAAGAAATGGCTGCTCCCGCCAAAATCACCACTGCCGTAAACAGCGCGCTATCCGAAGTTGAGACTGCTGCCAAAGTGGCGGCGTTGCAAGCCAAGCACGAAACAGGTATGAAGCTGGCGGTCGAGCGCGGCGTGTACTACCTCGAAGACGCGCTGACTGAAGAATTGCGCGAAAAAGTCTTGTCTGGCTTCTTCAAAACCAATAAACAGACCCCTACCGAAGCTGCTGTAATCAGCCGTGCCGTTACCGAATACATCGACCGTATCCCCAATGGTTCATATATTACCGCTCGTCAGGGTTCGGTTTTCAGCGTCGATAAAAACGTGGGTTATAAGCCTGACGTTTTTGGTGCGGACGGTCGAAAAGTCACGGTCGGCGGTATGACCCTGACTATTGACGGCGCGCAGCCATGTATCTATATCCGCAATAAGTCTAATTGTTACTTCGACTTCCGTGGCGTCATGTTTATTGCCGAGTCTTTCGGCGTCAACGTGTTTGAGATGGACGGCGGCGAAGGTAACGTTATCATGCATGGCGGTGTTATCCGTACCCGTCGTTGGATGGAAAAAGGCTATGTCGGCGGTCGTCAGGGGTTGTTTGCGCCGATTGATGGATGGACGCCCGAAAATCCGCATATTGGCTATGGATATGCGGATAAGGGTTTGTATGACTTAGGATTTAATACCACTCGCCTTTTACATGACCTCGCCCGTTACCGTAATAATGCTGCTCAAGTACAGGATGTTAAAAAACCTGACGATTTGACATGGGCGCAAATCAAGGAATACGAAAGTAAACAGTCAAGAAAAGTTGATTTGGGTGTCGGTGGTTATTGGAACGCTGACGGTACGAAAAATGAGTTCCCACAGGAAGACGGCACTGTGTCTGAGAAGTGGGGTAAATGGAGCGGAGGTCAGCGCGGGTCTTCGGCAAATGGCTGGTTGATTTATGATGTTTACCACTTGGTCGTCTGGGATTTTGATGTTCGCGGGATGACCGGTAGTGCAATACAGTTTGGTCTTTATTCTACCCGAGATTGTCGTGACGTTAGCGGCGGTGATATTGATACCGCCATCCGCGAGAAAATGGTTTGCTACGACTGCAAGGTTTACGGCGGCTTCATGTCTGACAACTATATCGGCGGCATTGGCGTTGTCCGTGGTGTCGGCATTACTGTCGAGGGTATGAACTGTCTGCAAGGCCGTGTCGGACATCCGGATGCTTCGGTCGAGCATTCCCGCGACAACAGTCAAGTTACCGTTGACCCGGGCTATTGGTTGTGGACAAGCCGATACCTACCGCAAATTGGTATTCGCTTCATCAACAACCACTTCGGTTTCGCTGCGCGTAAAGTTGCTGATGCACATACTGGTAACAATATCCAAATTATCGGTAACAGCGGCTCATGCCTCTACTACGGTACGGGTGTCGTCATCGAGGAAACCTTCGCGCAAGACACCACTAAGGGCGGCCGCGCAGACAATAGCAGCTTTAAATATCAGGAATCCAACATTGTCATCAAAGATAATGAATTTATCAGCGGCATGAATGGGATTTTCCTGATTAATGGTGCGACGGGGGTAAAAGCCCGAAAAGATAAGGATTTGTGGTGGCTGCGTGCCAATATCACTGTCCAAAACAACCGTATTTACGCTCCGCGCGGCGTGCCGTGTAATTTCGGTCACAACAGATTCACGATTTCAGACAATTCATGCACCTTTGCCCTGCCGTTTGGTGAGGCGTTCGGCCTCCGCTATTTGAGCAATATTGCTATTAAAAATGGCGGCAGCGGATACAGTGCGGATACCAAGATTGTGATTACAGGCGGCGGCGAAGGAGCGCGCGGGGCGGCGGCAATTTGTACGGTCGCAAATGGTGTGATTACCGAAGTTAAAATAAAAGCGAGTGGCACGAAATATTCCGATGCGAAAAGCCTGAGAATTGAGGCCGTCGATCCATCTGGAAGCGGTAGCGGTGCGGTATTTGAAGGTTTCGTCAATGATTCGACCTATGCCTATTTGATAGGTGCAGAAAACAGATACGGCACAATCGATGGCAGCTATTTTACAAACAATACCGCCAGAAATAGCCCTGATGGTAACTATGCCCGCCAGTTTTTGACGGGTAATCTGACGGGTTGTACCGTTCGAGACAACCGTTTGGATATTACGCCTTATACCAAAGGGGATACCCCAGCGAAGCCTTATGTCTCAGATGTCGCCTATGTTCATCGTAGCGGTATAGCAAGCCAGGGATTCTATCAAACGGGTACGCATACCGATTGTTGTCACGACAACAATAAAACATGGGATCAACGAATAGGGGTATTTACCGACCATGTTTTCCGTAATACTACGACTGCTAAAGGCACTGCTGAGGCGAATGTCAAACTGACGAAAACTGAAGTTCAGGCGCTTATTGATGCCGCCGTTGCAGCGGCTGTTGCCAAGCTGAATGTTGGTAAGGGCGAAAGTAGTGGTACGGCGACAGATACTAAGCCTGCTAACCCTGCCGAATCTCCCAAAACAGAGGGAGATGGTCAGCCTGCAACTCAACCGCCTGCTGCGCCACCGAAAGAGGCAGAAGCGGCAACCGAACAGCCTGCTGCCAAATCTACAACTTCCGTCAAGTTCACATTTGATGGATTGGAAGCGACGGCGGCGGAGGCTGTTGGCAGCAATAATATTGCCAAGCTGAAAACCTTGAATAATTCAGAAAGGGCCGGTGAGCCATTAGACTGGGCTGGTGCGTTTGGTGAGGACGGTGGTCATAAAATCATGCGCTCCTTAGTCAAAGGCGATAACAAAGGGATTAGATTTATTGAGTCAGAGGGGCTGACTTCTGATGGCTCGGCTGATTCCGCGATTGTGTTCCCGTTCAAACAGCTTTCAGGCGGTGGGTCGGGTGCTGGGTTCTCAGCAGTCGTCCTGAACAACAGAAGTATCGTTAACAGTGGCTTGATAAGTACAAACGAAGAGACGGGATTTAAATTGCGTCCATTCGAAGGTACAACCATCGATGGGAAGCCAATTTCCGCTAATCAGTTGTACTCATACGATAAGTGGTATGTTGCGGTCATTCCTGTCAAAGCTGGTGCTGATAAAGCATTCGACAAGATTCGCTTCGGCATGAATCATGCCGGGAATTTAGGACGTAATGTCATTATCGGCGCAGGTGTTGAGTTTGTTCAGGGAGATATCAGCAAGGTTGCCGAAAAGGTCACTGCGCTGATGGCGGAATACAGTATCAGCTAAGTTTTTAAGAAAAAAGGTCGTCTGTAATTTCAGACGACCTTAGAGAACCGAATCTGGGCGAACTTTTGGATTTGGTCGCACTCGGCACCGTCGCCGATGTCGTTCCCCTCGACCACAACAACCGTATCCTCGTGTCGCAAGGTTTGAAACGGATGCGTTCCGGCAAAATGCGGCCCGGCATCCGCGCCTTGTTTGAAGTGGCGCGGCGCGACTGGCGCAAAGCGCAGCCTTTCGATATGGGTTTCGCACTGGGTCCGCGCATCAACGCCGCCGGACGGCTCGACGATATGTCGGTCGGCATCGCCTGCCTGTTGGCGCGCGACGACGCAGAAGCGCAGACATTGGCGGCGCAGTTGAACGACCTCAATATCGAACGCCGCGAAATTGAGCAATCCATGCTGCAAGACGCGCTGAACGCCTTTCCCGAAACACTCCCTTCAGGTCAGACGACCCTAGTCGCCTACCGCGACGACTTTCATCAACGCGTGGTTGGCGTCGTCGCCAGGCGCCTCAAACA